CTTTCGCAACACGGCGGGGCAGAAGATTGGCGCGCAGCTCGCCAGCGCCACGGATGGCTCGCCCTACACCACTGGCCCCGTTTCTGCGTTCATTACACTCGATGCTGGCACACAGACCGCAGGCACCGGCGGGACGTGCGTCCACGAAGGCGAAGGCTACTGGACCTACTCGCCCAGCCAAGCCGAGACGGATGGCATCCTGTGCGCCTACACCTTCATCGGCTCTGGGGCTGTTCCTCAAACGATCCAGATCTTTACCACCGCGATCCCAACACTCACGCCGACGCAAGGTGTCCCCGTCGCCGGAGCCATCGCAGCCTTAGACCTCATCACGGATGCGTTTTTTGAATTGAACGTGTTCATGCCCGGCGAGTCCATCCCGAACAGTGACGCGCAATTCGGCTTGCGCGCGCTGAATGGCATGATTGGTTCGTGGGCCACGCAACCGCTCACCATTCCGGCAACGGCGCGTCATGTCTTGTCGTGGACGATTGGGAGGGGTGGCCCGACGAATCCTTACACTATCGGGTCGGGTGGGAATTACGATATTGCGCGGCCGGTCAATCAGAACAGCATCAGCCAAGCGATGCTGTTGCTGATTGATGGCGCGACTGAGATCCCGCTCGGCCTCATGACCGATCAATCGTATGATCAGTTGCCAGTGAAGAGTTTGGCGGGCACGCAACCCTCGCAGGTCTACTACAACCCGACGTTCACATCGGGCCTCGGCGCGCTCTACGCATGGCCTGTTCCATCCACGACGAACACACAGTTAGTGTTGTATGTTGAACAGGCGCTCACCACCTTCGGCAATCTCACGACCGCGTATCAACTACCGCCAGGGTATGCGGACGCGATCACGTTCGGCCTGGCGCGACGGCTCGCCATGCCATACGGTCGCCAAGTCAGTGAGGACCTCAATTACAAAGCGGATCGTGCGCTGATGCTCATCAAACGATCGAATCTGAAGATGAGTGATATGACGAACGCCTTCGCACGCCAGAGCCGCTACGATATCAATTCCGGCACTGTGTGGGTGAGATAAGAGATGAGCACATTTCTCAGTCACAGCGCGTTCTACGCGGCCCAAACCACCACCGTCCAGACGGTCAAAGCGGGAACAGGCGCGCTGACAGGGTATTACATCTACAATCCGAATAGCAGCGTAGCCTATGTGCAGTTCTTTGATGTGGCGAGTGGCACGGCCGTCACGCTCGGCACGACGACGCCGACGCTCTCCATTGGGATTCCCGCCACCGCCGCCGCGAATCTGTTCGATGGCACCGGGCTCGAATTCAAAAATGGGCTGAAGCTGGCGGCGACCACAACGGCGACCGGATCGACCGCGCCATCCACCGGATTAGACATCAACGTGCTGTTTCGGTAATGGCTCGACGGAATGTCGCGCTCGCATCCAATGGCGGTACGGCGAGTGCCCAATCTACCCTCAACGCCAGTTACCCGGCCGCAGGCGCGATCAACGGGAATCGCACCATTAGTGATTGGGGGAGCGGCGGGGGCTGGTCTGACGCCTTAGTGGCGCTGCCGCAGTGGTGGCAAGTGGACTTCTCCGGGTCGATGGCGATTGACGAAGTGGATGTCATCACGTACGGGTCTGCCAGTGCGCCCGTCGCATCCGTGACGACCGATAATGTCCAGAACTACGGGATCACGGCATGGACGGTGCAATATTGGGACGGGTCCGCGTGGCAGACGGTCACGACGATCACAGGCAACATTTACGTGTATCGCCAGTTCACCTATACGCCGTTCACCACCACCAAACTCCGCATCAACGTCACGGCGTCAGCGGACGGCACGGCACGCCTAGTCGAAGTCGAAGCGTGGGGCGATAACGCCACCACGGTCGGTACGTTGGTGGCCGCGCTGGGAGTCGGCTAATGCTCTGGTCGCAATTTTGTAGTGGCAGTTACACCTCACGAAGTCCGACACTGGACGATGAGGCCACGATAAATCTTTACCCAGTTACAATCGAGTCACAAACCAACAGCAAGAAACGCGCGCTCATGGGGACACCAGGGTTACGGAGACTCATGAGTGTGTCAACTGAATCGTGCCGAGGAATGTTTTCGGAGGATCAAAGAACCTGGTGCGTCACCGGTGGCGTATTGTATGAGTTAGACCTGACCGCCAATACGGCGACAGCACGCGGCACGATTGCCGATGATGACTTGCCGGTATCTTTTGCATCGAATGGACGCGGCGGCGAGCAATTAGCCATCTGCGGCGGCGGGTCACTGTATGTGCTCGACCTCGAAACCAATGTGCTGACTGGCCCTGTCGCAGTCCCGCTCACCAATGCAGCGGTGCAAATAGAATTTCTCGATGGGTACGGCTTACTACTGGAAGCCGATACCGTCAAAGTCTGGTTTAGTGCGCTCGAGGATTTCAGTTCATGGGATGCGCTTGATTATTGGGCGCGCTCAGAGACCAGCGATAACTACGTCGCGATTGCGGTTGTACGTGACAGAATTTTCGCGATCGGCTCGGCCACGACTGACCTCTATTACAATTCGGGGGGCGCGGATAACCCCTTTCTACCGTACCCCGGCGCAATTCTATATGAGGGCATTGTTGGCCCAAACGCGTGGGCCACGGATGGTCAGGCGCTGTACTTTGTCGCGCAGAATTCACAAGGTCGCGCCTACATCGTGCGCGCCGTCGAAGGCCAAGCGCAACCAATCAGCACTGATGCGATTGACTTTGCCATCGCGCAAGCGACGAATCTTGATGACGTGGAAGCCCTCTGTTATTCACAAGAGGGTCATACGTTTATCGCGTGGACGATTCCGTGTGCGGGAACCTGCGGCCGGACGTTTGTTTACGACACGAAGGAACAACTGTGGCACGAACGCGCCGAATACGATCTCACGACGGCGATTTTCCTACGGTGGCGAGTGCGTGGACTGTGCTCCACGCCATCTGGTTTGATTTGTGGCGATTTCGAGAACGGCGACGTGTACGCGCTCGACTTGAATGTCTTCACGAACAACGGTGCCATGATTCGTCGGGTCCGTCGCGCGCCTTATCTCTCGTCGGAGGCCGAGATCGGCTTCATCGATCAGATTGAGTTGGGCGCGCAGGTGGGCGTTGGGTTGAATAGCGGTCAAGGCTCATCACCGACGGTGCTCGGCCGCGTGAGTCGTGACGGCGGCATGACCTGGACCCCTTCAGTCGCGGCATCGCTTGGCGCAATGGGACAATACGCAACGCGAGCGATCTGGCACCGACTCGGCCGCGTGCGGCTTGATCGCTTCGTCTTTGAAGTGTCGATTACTGACGCGGTGCGTGTGGTGTTCGGGCCCGGCCTCTGGCTGAAGATTACGCAAGGGAGCGGCGCGCTATGAAGTATCGCCGCGATTCCACTTCTCCCGACGCATGCGTGCGTTCTCCGTTTCGTGCCATTCGGGCAGATCAATCGGTTCATCGCTCGTCAGATAGGCGACGACGTAAAAGTGATCGCCCTGATCGTATTCCACCATCAACAAGTCGCGGCCATGATCAGAGGAATGGCTCCAGCGATGGAAAGTCTGGGCTTTGACGTGGCGTATTTCTTTGGTGTGTTCGGCGACTCCGTGCGGCCAACTGATCACGTCATAAGGGACATCGTGATCCGGCCAACTCACAGCCCATTGCGCGATCCACGGCATGGCCAACAATTCGTCCACGCTCGACACATCGGCTGTCTTTCGTTCATCGATATCCACGAAGTTCGGGATATGTTGTCGGGCGTGAATCTTCATTAGCTCTAGTATATGGCGATCGCCCTGCAACCGCCGCCGGTCAACACGCCCCTCACCGACCAGAATGGGCAGGTCAATGCGCTGTGGTCGCGGTACTACATCGACATGAACCAAACGGTCGTGACCGATTGTGCGCCAGCCGACGCACGGTATGTCGTCACGACGGCCAACCCGTCGTTGACGCAAGAAGTCAACCTCGGGGCGCTCAGTGCCGGCTATTTGCGTCAAACGGTGGCGGCGGGTGTGGCAAGTCCCAGCACGACGGCGACCATTCCCGCCTCGGATCTGACGGGCGCGCTCCCCGCACTGGATGGCTCAGCTCTGACCAGTCTGACTTCGGGGAATCTCGTCGGCGCGTTACCGGCGATTTCCGGGGCCGCGTTGACGGCCTTACCGAATCCCTTGCCAGCCGTGTCCGGGGCGAACCTGACGGCGCTGAACGCGTCTCAGCTCACGTCTGGCACTGTGCCCGATGCACGCCTCGGCTCTCCACTTCCGGCCTTGAATGGGGCCAACCTGACCTCGCTGACGGGCACGAACGTGACCCATCAGGTCGTCACGAAGGTGTTTGCGGACAGCCCGTACACGGTGCTGGCGACCGACTGGACGATTCTGGTGAATGCCACAGGTGGGGCGGTGACGGTCACGTTGCCGACGCCGACGAGTGGGCGGCTCCTGTGTGTCAAAAAAACGGACGCCTCAGCCAATGCCGTGACGTTGACGGGCACGATTGATGGGGTCGTGAATCCGACACTCATCGCTCAGTACAACAGCGTGCTCATGCAAGGTGATGGAACGACGTTTTCGGCGTTAGCGCGGATATGAGATTCTGTCCATTCGACAAAAAAACAGGCATATTTACGGCGAAACAGGCAGATAATCGCGCGATCTGACACGATTTCGGGATCAACCTTCATGGCTGGAAACCGCTATAGCCAACCGCCTCCCGGCAAGATCTGGGTGCCCACCCCAAACGGCCCTGTCGCCATGACCTTGGCCGAAGCCCGGCTCTACCAAGCGGCGCATCGGTACGCGGCGACGGACCCGAGTAATCCGAATCTCTCGCCCGATGTGCGCGCCGAGCTCCAAGATCCGCGTGTCCAAGCGGCGATGGCTGGGAAGCAAACCACGACCGTGAAAGTCGGCGAGACAACCTATACCATCGAGAACGGACAACCGACGGGATATAGCCGAGGAAGCGTCTGGAAGCCGATTGCGGCGGCAGCCTTGACCGCGGCGGGTGGTGTGGCCTTAGGGGTTGTGACGGGGCCTGGGGCTGCTGGGGCTGGGGGCGCTGGCGCGGGCACAGGCGTGACCTCCGGGGCCGCGTCAGCCGTCCCCGCCAGCGCAGGCGGAGCGGCTGCCCTTGGCCCTGTCACCCCAGAAGGTCTGGCTGCGACGCAAGCGGTGACCAGTGGAGCGACCGTGCCAGCGTCCCTGTCCAATGTTGGTGTGCCGAGCAGCAGTTGGCTCGGCCCTGTCGGCAAATTTCTCGGGAGCACTGCTGGTGGAGCCGTCATCGGCACAGCGGGGAATCTCATCGGCGCGGGCATCGAATCTCACGGCATTAGTAAAGCCGCTGAGATTCAAGCCCAGACCGCCCGCGAAGCCTTGGCGTACGCCAAACAGCGCGATCAGTACCTCCAGAATCTTGAAGCGCAACGCTACGGCCAGTTCAATGCCCGCATGCAGCCGTACATGAACCTCGGCCAGAGCGCTGGCGCACGCATGGCCCAGATTCTCGGTCTCGATCCCAGTCAATTTGCGCCTGCGCAGACTTGGCCGGGCGTCACCGGCTCAGAAATGGGCGCGGTGCAGCCGAATATCCGTCAGCGGGGACCGGCGACACCAGGCGGGCCAGTCGAAGGCACCGCGGTACCGCGTCCGCCTTCAGGCGGACAGATGGTCATGATGCGAGCGCCCGATGGGTCCACGCAGCAAGTTCCGCAGGAGCATGTGAGTCATTACACGCAATTAGGAGCGCAAGTCGTTGGCTAATCAATTCGCGCTTGACACCGGCCAGGGCGGCTCTGATTGGTGGTCACAGAATTCACCGGGTCACATGCAGACGCAGACCGCTGCCCCGTCAGGTTCACCGACCATGCCGAACGTTTATGGCTCGCAATCGGGGGCCTTGACGGGTGGTGGCGGCCCCACCCCCGGCAATGAACAGCAATGGTTCATGCAACTGGTCGGGAATCGGCCCTGGAATCAACAAACGTTCAATGAACTCGCGCCCACGTTGAAGCAGTATGGCTTCAACATTACGCCTCCAAATGCCGCAGGCGATCAAACCAAAATCCAATTACCGAACGGGCAATGGGTACGCGTCGGCTTTGGTGAAGGCCACCCCGTGTGGGTTCCCCAAGGGGGCGCAGGCGGGGCAAGTGCGGGCGGTGCTGGTGGTGGACCCTACACGGGACCGGGCGCGATTCCGCCGCCCTTTCACAGCCCAACACTCGAGGACTTTCAGCAGGAACCTGGCCTGCAAGCGCGCTATCAAATGGGCCTGCAAGGACTCGAACGCTCCGCAGCGGCTCAAGGGAGTTTACTTTCTGGGGGGACACAAAAAGGAATCGCACGCTATGGCCAAGATTTCGCCTCGAACGAGTACGGCAATGCGTATAACCGCGCATACCAGAACTACGCGCAGAACTATTTGACCCAGACCGCCGATCCTCAGAATCGTTACATGCAACTTCTCGGTTACGGCCTGAACGCTGCACAAGGCACGAAAACGCAGACACCCGTATTCGGCAGTTAGAGAGAATACGCGCATGAATCGCCTCTCAATGAGATGGCAGATGATTCGAGGGGCATCTTGCCAGTATGGCGTCTATCGCTCACTGAGACATTCACCATGGCAATCAGCGCGCTTGACGGTCAGTGTGATCTGGTTTCGTTTGACGCGAGGACCGCAGATCTTGGCCGACTTATAGGATCGGCTGAAATGATGGCTGCGACACCGGTGTTCGGGAGTTAGCACGATGGTTCCGAAACGTCTAACACGCTTTTATGTCGCATGGTTAATCTTGCAAGCTGTGCGACGACGCGATTCAACCATTCATATTATTCAAGTGAATTGGATGGATGCACCGGCCACTGCAACGCGTGTCGCATACCTGCCTGTATCGTTCGATCCGGTCTGGCACTGTTGGGGAACATGGTCCGAATTTATCGGCTGCTCACTCACGCGCATTCAGCCGGTAGCTGACGCGTTTGTGGCCGAGCGATGGCAGTAGATGAGTCGTCATGAGTGATGTGGCGCGCATTCTCGAAGCCTACGGCCAAGCCCAGGCCGAAGCGGCACGGCAACAGGGAGCCGTTTGGGGCCAAGCGGTCCAGAACATCGGCCAGATCCCGCAGCAGATCCAGCAAAGCCAATTGCTGCGGGCGCGTGAACAGCGTCTGGCCGAAGAAGCCGAGGCGCAACGGCAGCTCACCGGTCTGAAACTGCACGAGTATCAGCAGCAGCAACAGGAACGATCAGCCGTGGACAATGTGCTTGGCCAAGATATCTGGGACCGGGGCCGGTTCGATACCCAAAAAGCGATTGCCATTGCGAAGCGGAACGGATTTACGGCGCATGTCCCGAAGCTGCTTGAGATTGGGGAGCGCTGGAACGAGCTGGCTGATAAATCAGAACAGAGTCGCGCAAAACTGCAAGAGGAAAATCAAAACCATCTCGGTCTCGCTGCGGCGATGGTCGATCCCAGCGACGAAGGTAGCTTTCAGGCGCTCATGGGTCAAGCCGTGCAGAGCGGGTGGTTGAGTAAGGAGGATGCGAACCGATATCTGACCATGCCACCAGCCTCGCGAGCTGGGACGCTGAATAGTTTGATTGGCGCCTCCAAAGAAGCTCGCGCTGCGACGGAAGTCACGGGCAAGCCTGGTGAAACGATTTATCAGCGCAATCTGCGCACAGGGGTTTTGACGCCGCAAGTTACGACGCCGCCAAAACGCGAAGGCGAATGGGGCGATTATGCGGCGTCCTATGCCAAAAGCAAAGGTGCCAAGAGTTTCGATGATCTGAGTCCGACCGATCAGCTCAGTGCCTATACGGCATTTTCCACGGCGAAACAGACACCCGAAAGCGCCGAATTAGCGGGCTTGCGCGAAACCATGCTGCGCCTGCAAATCGGGCAACAACCGACCCGTGAGGATGCTGGCAACTTCGCTCGACAACTCGTGGAGCACAAACTGGCGCCGAGTCAAATCCAACTGTTCGGCGGCTTCGGTGCCGCGGGCGCCGCCTTCAAGCGCATGGTCGGGACCGAAGCGCTCAAACTTGATCCCAATTTCGATTGGGAAGAAGCCCAGAGCACCTTCGATCTCGCAAAATCTCCAGCATTCCAAAATACGGTGCGCTACATGGATGCCGTGACGGAATCCATCCCGCGCTTAATGCAGAATGCGACGAAGCTCGCCAATGGCCGATTCAAGACGTGGAATGCGATCCTGAATGCTGGGAAAGAGCAATTCAGCGATACCGACCTTAAAGCCTTCAAGACCGATGCCCTCCTAGTCGGCGATGAAGTCGCGAAGATTCTGCAAGGTGGCGGCACGGGCAGTGGCACGAGCGATGCGAAGCTGAAACAAGCCCAGGACCTCATCAACACATCAGACAGCGTGCCCGCCATTGCGTCCGCGATGACGGAAGTTCAGGCCCTCATCGCCAATCGACGCCGGAGTCT